CTGGCATGGCCTCAAAAAGGAACTTGTTGTTCTGAATCACACGAACCACAGGAAGGTAGACCATGCGAACCAGAAGAGACCAGTCCAAAGGTGCGCCATTCATGACACGTGTTTTCTCTGTTAGGACTTTGCGTAGAGGTAACACTTCATCCTTTGCATGTGCGGTGAAGACAGGATGCACGAGTTCAGAGTCGAGATATCTGGCGAACATGGTTTCCATGCGCTCTTTGACCTCATCATTGACGTCGATGGGATCTTGCCAAGTGTCATCCGAGGGGATGGAGACACACACGCTCTTCTTTGTCCGCATCCAGGGAAAACCAGCACTCGAACTGCGATTGATGCTATCGATGTACTTGCGCCCAGGAATACCATTGATGGCTGAAGCCAAGTCCAACGGTTGGGCGAGCTCTTTCCGATCAGACACTGATAAACCAGTGTACACTTCGTCTACGTAAGCGCGAGCGCACTCCGCAACCACACTCTCTCGGAATTGGAATTCTTGCTCAACTATGGGGAGGACAGCCTGACGCCATAAGCGTTTACCCTTCATAACTGGGGCACCACACCTCACAACAAAACCCTCACGTACAGCAACATCGTGGAAGATCGTGTTGCACACGCTAGTCTTGGGTTGCACTCTGGGGAGTGTAAGTTGACCGAAAACACGACCAGCTCCATGTCCGATGAACCGGAAAACACTCTTTGGGTGTAAGGGAGTGACACCCACACTACGATCTCTCGATTCAAGCATGGGCGAAGATGGGGAGAACGTAGGGAAGAAATGCTCTCTCGCAGCTGTGATATCCTCCGAAGAGACTCTCACTGCATGACAAAGAGTGTTCCGGCCGAGAAGATGTAGACCAACAATAACTGGTCCTGAGGGTGATCTAACCACCACGAGGGACCCGCACATACCCACCGCCGAGGATTTCGGCGTGTTGTACTCCCACAAATCGAGAGTCACATCGCCCAACTGGGTGACGTGCTGTGATCCAATGTTGGTGACTTTGTTCAACTGCATCACCTCTGCCTCACCAACTTGACTTCTGCCGATGATGGCACCGGAAGTGGTGGTTCGGAAATCCGCGGCACCAAAGAAAGGCGACACATCTTTGCAATCGAACGAGTCCAAGAGTTGAAAGAAAGCCAACTCCTTATCAGGATAACGCTTGATCATGCCAGGGTCAAGAACACGTCGAACATTGGTGGTGAGACCACTCGTGTGAAGTTCTCGCGTGACATCGAGGATACACTCGACATCGGGAAGAATGTGGTTGTCTGTGACATAGAGTCTGCCACCCACACACACAGCCTTACCCTCACGTACTAAGGTCTTGCCATCCACCTGGCGCGTGGTACGGATAGCAACCACACTATTTGTCAATTTCGCACAGATAGCAGTCCACTCAAGTGAACGCCACGACTTGGTCTGTTCGGTGACAGACATCTTTGCACGATAGTCATCCTTTTGGTGGTAGAAATTCTCGTTCTCATCATGCGTGGACACGGGTCGGGTGCCAAAGCGACTCAGGATAGAGTCCTTCGACTGGGGTTCAGGAGTGCACATACTTTGTAGAGTGCGGTATGCGACGTATCCTGATGTAAGCAGG